TACAAGCAGCAGTAGTGTCGGTGTAGTAAATTCAACATCTACATCTACAACTACTACTACGACGACTACAACGACAACTAGCACTTCATCCAGTTCTTCAAGTTCTAGCGGATCCTCTGGATCTAGCAGTTCTTCGGGTTCTAGCGGATCTTCAGGTTCTTCTGGATCTTCTGGAAGCAGCGGCAGTTCTGGTGGCGGAGGATATGGAGGATATTGATCCTAGCGATTTTTATAGTTTAGACATAACAAAAGACGGACTTGCACTTGTGTACAGGTCCGTCTGTTTTCATCTGGAAAAGTGGCCTGGTGGCGACCCTAGAGAGCAAGAAGCACTCGTTATGATGAAAGATAATTTGTTTAGGATTATTCTGGAAAAAACCTTAGAGTCCTAATTTTTGGCGGGGATTTTTTTTCGACTTTTTGGTAACTAAAAGTCGAATTTCGTTTTAGCCCCCATCGATTTGACATCCGACCATCGCACCACCGACAATACCTAGAGGGATTGCCCAGAGACGACCGTCACCTCTGGATGCTGCAGCACCTGCACCACCACCAAGGATACCACCGAGAACAGAACCTTCGATGCATGAATTGTCGTCAGTTTGATGATGATTTTGCGGAGCATCATCACGACGATACACACCAGTATCACAAGGAACTTTTACTCGATTCTTGTGAGTCTTTACATAACCAGGACTGTTCATAGTGCCTGGTACATACTCTTCACGATACTCAGTGCGATAGCATTTGTTCTGGTGTGCATATCCTCTTTGAGATGAATATGCTTGCCAGTTACTACGCTCTCCAGGGTTGATCTCTTCATGATAAACACGAAGGGGTTGATAATAACGCCTGGGATATGCCATAGCAGGAGAAGCAAACCCAAGCAGCAACATCGAAGCGAGCAGTTTCTTTTTCAGACCTGCTCTACGCTTCTTTGCCTGGCGCAATGCTTGAGGTTTCAGAGTGCGTTTCTGTTCTTTTTTAGAATGATGTTGCCAGTTAGGTAGTTTCATCGACCGAATCTCCGATCCATTCGTAACTTTATATAGTACATACCGATAACCCAGAGGGAGAACAGTGCTCCCTCAGCATAGGTCATGGTGTTCCAAGCGTGTACTGCTTCACCCATCGGTCTTGCTCCCTTTGTTGAATCCAAAAGGACCGATCTTATCTTTGACTCGATCCTTAATCACTGCAGCACCGAGTGCTTCCATAACTTTCAGAACGTCCTCTGCTTTGTGAGGACCAGGACCCATACGCTCTGCAGCGTAGTTGTACTTCTGAAAGAACTCGTCAGAGACGAGTTTATAATCATCAACTGTAATGGGTTCCATCATCAATCCTCTTCAGCAAGTTTGGCGAAGTAGGACAGAGTATCATCTTCATCTTCTACAGGAGAAGCAGCGACTGCTTTCTCTCGGAAGTCAGACACCTCTTGACCCCATCCTTTGCTGGAGGGAGTGATGTCAGGAGAGTTGAATCCTCCACCAACAGGGGTGTCGAAGACTGCTTCGTCTTGCTCATCAACAGGACGGGCAGGTGCAGCAGACTTGCCAAGCACGAGGTTCAGACGTGCCTGAAGTTGCTCATAGGACTTGAAGTTCTTGGAATCTTCAAAGTCAGCGAGGGAATGACCCTCCTTCCAAATGCTTTCGAGTTTGTCGTCATCGAAGTTACCCAGCGTACCAGGTGCAGCGAACTCAGACTTATCGTAGTTCCAGTAACCGTCAACCTTACGGATCTTCAGTTTGAAGTCAGCACCCTTCCAGAAGTTGAAAGGATCGACAGGAGTCTCGTCAGCGAATGCAGGTTGCATTGCTTCAACCAACTTGTCAAAGATCTTCTTACCGAACTTGTAGAGGAAGACACGACCCTCGTTCTCGGGGTGAGCAGGGTCTTGAACAACATAGATGTTGCTGTAGTAGGAGAGTTTGCGCTTTTGAGCACGAGCGATCTCCTTATCGCTATCACGACCACTGTTCCACAGTTCGCGGTTCAGTTCACCGACAGGATCATCCTTGCCGAGAGTGGTGAGAGAGTTCTCAATGTACCACTGTCCACCAGGACCTTTGAAAGCATGACTCCAGACCTTCGCCCAAGGCATTTCTTCGCCATCGGGAGCAGGGAGGAATCGGATGACTGCGTAACCGTTACCAGACTTGTCCAGTTCAGGTTTCCAGAAACGCTCGTCGGCAGAAGAACCAGCAGCAGGTTGGTTCAGTTTGTCAATCTCACGGGTGAGTTTTGCAAAGGTGTCACCCTTAGAGGACGCCTTCTTAAGAGAGGCAAAAGACATGTTCGTATTCTCCGTATTGAATGTGTGTTTTGTGTGCTACTGGGTAATCGTAGCATACTATTTAGTCCTCGTCAACCTCGCGTCGTGCCGCTTGTTCGAGTGTCATAACCATAGCATCCATACACTCAGCGAGGTCTCTATACCCAAATGCATTCGACAGTGCATTGATTCGAGTTTTCATGTCTGCTGCTTCGGTGTCTTCCGATGCAGCAAGGCATAGTCTACCATAAAAAGTCTTCTGTTTGTCGATCAATTTCTTGCAATCTTCAATGTGTTCCAACTTTTCTTCTCGATTCATCTTACCTAACTGAGAAGTCATGGATGCAACTTCCTGATAGGTTTCAAAAATATCTTGTAAGTTTGTTTGTACCTGTTCTGACTTGAAAAAACTCATAACTTTGTTCTGATTACTGTGAGTATGATCTGTCGGTACTTCGAGCAGTCAATGTCTAGGAAAGGTTCATACTTTAGGACTCGTTTTCTGGTTTCTTTCCAGATAGGATCACTTAATTTCTTATCAAACCTTCCAATGTAGCGTAGACATTTCTCAAATACGACTAGAGTCTCTAATGCTATTTCTCCAGACAAATAATGTCTAAGGAGTCTTGGATGTTGACCTTCCTGTACTTCAAAGAGTTTATCAAACTTGTCTTGATAAGGTGCTTCAAAATATGTAAGCAGAAGATCTACGTCCTGTCTAAATTTATAAGAGAAAGACTCTTGTTTTACTTTCCAAGAAGAGTAATTACCGTCAGAAAAAGATTGGATGTATCCTCTAGGATCGTGCATAAAATTAGCGACGAAGTAATCAAGGACAGTATCACTGTCATACTTAGTCGCTAATTTTTTGAAGAAGTAACGGTCACGCCTCTCTTCAAATGCTTTTTCAGATGCGTTGACCCGTCCTCTGTATTTTCTGTAGTCGTACTTGTCGTTGGTGAAGTGCTGCTTTAATGCAAGATACATTTTGTACACTTCGTAACCAGTCACAGCGGTAGAACTCCTTTAGATCGTTTTTTCATATAGTTTAGACGCTCTGCTTCATGACGCAGGCGTTCTTTAAGAGGTTTAGACATCAACTTAGGAACAGTCTCGATCTCAATATCATTTTCTTGGCAGTAAGTTACTACTGCTTCAATGTAAGAAATCAATCCGTTGCTACGTTTCACCAAACGCTCAATCTCCAGAGAGAACTTAGTTGGCGTAAGAAACTTGTCCTCAATCTGGTCTTTAGGCATTTGATCTTCCCCTAACAAATTCTTCAATGTAGGACTTGAGTAATTGTAAATAGTCATCAAGATTGTACTTCTGAAATACTTGAATAGTACCCTCTTCAGTGGCGATAAGTGTGACAATTTTCTTTACCTCTAAACCTGAACGCTCCAGGAACATCGCTGCGTATGCAGTCTCTTGCACAAAGTAGTGCTCGATGTGATCTTCCTTCTTTTCCTTGGTTGATGTTTTGAAATCTATCACCGCTAATTCGCCATCGAATTCAGCAATACAGTCCACTCGACCTGCTAGACCAAGATAATGTGAATAGAGAAAGGTCTCTAGACAATGAATATTATCGATACGGTTTAGTGTGGACTTTGCTAACTGAAACATTCTAACAGACAATGGATTGTTTTCCAAGTATCTGTCTAGATTCAGTTCTCCTTTGAAATAGTCTTCAGAGATTGCATGGAATGCAGTGCCTCTTTGTGTAGCGCGAGCAGTGATTCGATTTGCCTCTGTTTCACCAATTTTTCTTCGCCAATTTGCGAAGAATGCAGCGTTTTTAAACGATGTGATTGAGGTAACACTCGGATAGTATTTATCAGCACCAGGAATGGGGTAAAATCTAGTGCCATCTTGAGTCACAGGTTCGACCTCAACGTGATTATTGAGTTCGACATCAACAAAATTGAACATTAGAATCCCATATTATATTTGGTAAGCAGATACGACTTGACTAATCCAGAACGGACGATATCTTCGATACCAAATTCGACGCAAGTAAACTCACGCATATTCTGAAGGATCTTGATGAAGTCTGAAATACCAGTCTTCTCATTCTCTTTAACCAGGTCAGTCTGAGTGATATCACCACACAACATGATCTTAGAATCTTCACCGATACGGGTGATCATCGAATCAAGTTCGTGGAAGTTCAAGTTACTGAACTCGTCTACAATTACGATACAGTTATCCATAGTGACACCACGGATGAAACTGGTAGACCAGAAACTGATAGTTTCCTGTGCTCTAAGATTGTCATAGAGCATATCAAAGGAGTTGTCATCAGGCATAGAGAACATATACCTGACCATATTCTTATATGGAATTTGATAGAGAGCAGACTTGTCCTCATGATCTCCAGGTAGGAAACCAATCTCTCTAGTAGGTACAAGCGACCTTACAATATAGATTTTATCATAAGGTGTGTTTTCGTCAAGTACCTCTTGAAGTGCAAGGTACAAGGTGATAAAGGTTTTACCAGTACCTGCAGCACCGTGCAGCAAAATGTTTTGTCCCTCAGCATACTGTTGGAAGACAGTCTCCTGATTAGGAGTCAGCGGATTGATAGGCACCATATAGGATGCATCAATCGGTTTCTTCCTTTTGATCTGTTTTGCAGTCATATGGGGAGGTACGGGGTTGGACGTGGTGTTCCTTTTTCTTGCTCTTGCCATAGTTTAGGTAAATCGACTCAGGTTTGCACCAGGATGTGCTTTTTGGACTTTAGACATGACTTCTTTGAAACCATTATCAGTTTTGGGTACGCCGTAGGTAGTACCAGCAACGCCAGCCTCCCAGTCCTTGTCCCAATCGGGATTATCTTCTTTCCACTGACAATATTCTTTCATTGTCATACGGAATTCTTTCTTTTCCCCTGTCTTGAGATTTTTTACATTGTATGTAGGCATCTAGCAGTCCTCCTCGTTCTTGTAATGTTTACGACACTTTTTCAGTTCCTTCATCTCGTCTTTGATCATCTGATATGCATCTTCAGAAGATATTCTCCTTGCCATTTCCATAGCAGTGATCATTTCAACTCTGGTTCCGAAGTGTTTGAGTGCTTCCTCAAAACAATTTAGTGATTCGTACATTCCCATCAGTCAATCCTCAATGAGGGTTGAAGACAGTCACAGTCGTCAAGTTGCTCAGGGCAACCGCAGTCGCCGTCAGGACACCACTCAAGCGCCTCAGAGACGGTTGGGAACTGACAGATGAAATGCTGCTTACAGAGTTCTGCAATCTCCATATGCTCCTTCTGGGTGCCGTTGGCGGTACGCAGATTGATATAATGGATCCATGACCTGAGATTGCCCGTCATATAGAGTTTTGTCCCTACGGCGAGGGGGAGCACAAAACGAGCACACTCCTTTGCAATATCATCTTCAAGCATCTGTTGGTACAGTTTCATACCCTGCTCGAAGTGTTGCTGCATCAGGATCTCATACTTCTGTTTGAGAAACGGATCAATAGCATCGATAGAATTCTGCCTATTCTTGTGGTCTTGAAGACGGAGTTCTGGGAGAGAGATCTTCTCACCGAGTAGGGAAGAATCAGCATAGCGTTGGGAAAACTCTTGGAAGCAGAAACTACGATGCCTCAGGATTTGAGCTGCCAGACCTCTCGTAGTCGAGATCTCCAAAGTCATTGTTGCTTGCTCAAACACAGACCAATGACCATGTTTGATGCAATACTTAAGTAGTCCTGCTACCTTAGGATTCTCCTGGTTTGCAGGATTGCTCACACGAGCAATATAACCGATTGTCTTCTCTGCATCAGGAGTGACAGAGATCAAACATACTTTTGTCATTTATCAATAAACAGTTTGGTGAGAACGTATAAACCGAGTGCCTTAAGATATCCAATGGTTGCTAAACCAAACATACCTGGCACTAACCAGTTCCATAATAGCATAATAACTAGAGGTTTGACAAGTAAAGAGAGAACTCCGACAACAACTACCTTTGCCGCTTCTTTCTTTTCTTCTGCCTCTAGTTCTTCTTGCTCTTCTTTTTCCTTTTCTTCAAAGGCTCTCTTGTCAAAGTAAACCGTCATTTGGTTTTCTTTTTCGGAGCGTTGGGGTCTTGCCATAATTTAGGATTGATTCTTCCTTCTGACTGTTGCATATCTAATAGATCATGACGATATAAGTCCCAGTAGTAATCAAAAATTTCTACCTGCTTGCTACCGTATACCAGATCATACTTAATTGTACCATCATCCCGATATTTGACAAGGTACGCGGTATATGGTAGTGACTTATCATCAGCATCTGCTGGATCACAGCACTGCTTGATAATCTTCAACTGCGTCCTCCCCATTCGATGCTAGGAAATGCTTCGCTAATCACTGCTTTAGTGATTCGCTTATACTTGTCGTTTATACGTCCGTCTTTGGCAAGGACAAGCAGTTCTGCTTCTTCAGCAGCAAGTCCTTCCAGCAACTGAACAAACATAGATTCCTTCTTAAGCATAGGCAGTTTGTCTGCCCCACCTTTGAAGAAACGATACAGACCGCGATACTCAGATTCAAGTTTCGTGTGATCTGTACCTATAGGTGCATCGTTGGGAGTGTAAGGAACATCGCCTTCAGGCAACACAGAAACAACGCTCTCATCAAAGTTGATGATCAACAGTTGACGCAGAGCGGTACTGTTGTGCTTCCTAAGCAAATCAATTTTT